GCATAGTGCGCTGGGATATCACTCTCCGAGAGAATACCGGCGGCAGCGGGCATCGTTAACTTAAGATACAAAAGCTGTCCGGAAATGGCGGGTCAAGATCAATCTCAAACAGATTTTTTAAATGCTTATGGATTTCGTGAGGGTAATCTTCGGTACACGGAATTCCGTAATACCCAAATTGCCGGGCAATATATTGGGTCGTTCCGCACCATGCCGACCAGCAGCATCACCGCATACGTTGAGCAGTTGCGCCCCGGCACGGAGAAAACTGGCGAGGGGTACGCATCGCGTGCAACTCTGTTCGACCAGGTGTCGGCAGCGGCCACTAAAGTAATCACTCAGCGCCAGAACAATCCGTTTAAAGCTGCGGTGGAGATAGGGGCTTATAAGCCTATAGCCAGCAATAATCCGGGTGACATAACTGCTGAGATGGCTAACCGATTCTCCAGGCAGGAAAGCCTGCGAGCGTTAGGGATCAACGCCCCAATCCTCAATAGTGAAGAGGCGGCGACTCTGGCGCAGCAGGTGCGAGGCACACAGAATGTTGACCAAACCATTAAGCTGCTGCAGAGCATGGGTGAAACCCTACCGGCGCCAGCGATGCGACAGGTAGCATCCGCGATTGCGCCGAGCAGCGCAGCAACCGCATATTCTGCGCTGCTGCTGGGTACGCCGGATAACCAGTACGACAACACTAAACCATCCATCGCGTACAGCCAGTTCATTAGCTACAAGCCAACCATGAACAAGTACGACGTTTCCAAAACCATCCTTTCAGGGGATCAACTTTTGACCCCAACGAAGGCTATGAAGGACGCCGGTATTCAGCCCGTACAATTGCCTAGTGAAGATAAGCTTAAACGTGCTTTCGATGATGAAGTTGGCAAGTCATTCAGGAATAACCCGGAAGCAGGGCAAGTCGCATTTGGGCTTTTTAAAGCAGCGTATGCTGGCATCGCCTATCAGTCGGGCAACACATCAATGATTCGTACTGACGCAGCCAATTCTGATGTTGTGAAGAAAGCTGCGCAATATGCCACTGGCGGGATATATAAGGGCTTTAACGGTGGTGATATCGTGATGCCGTTCGGCATGGATAAATCCACCTTTAAGGACCGCTATACCGCTTCTGCTCAGCAGACTCTGAAAGACGCTGGCCTGAATGAAAACGCCGCTTCTAACTTTACCCCGGTGAACATTGGGAATAACCAGTACTGGCTAGTAAACGGAAGTGGCCGCTGGGCAACAGACCCTAAAACAAATCAAAAAATTGTTGTGAGGGTTGAATAATGGCTGATGTTTTTTCTCTTGCTCCAGAAGGTCAGGCGTGGGCGGATGACCGGACAGATAATAATCCAGCACGGCTGGAAGATTATGAGCCAACATTATTTCAGGGCTCAATAGCGGCACCAGCGCGCGGTGTGGTGGAAGGTACGCTTGGTCTTGCTCAATCCGCCGTTGGTTTTAGTAAGCGACTGATCAGCGACCCGGTGTTTACCGCCGATATTGCGCCAACGGTGAATATTTTCCGCATCATGTTCCCGGACTCGGATAAAATCCTGAATGGCACTTATGACACGATAGGTAAGCAGTTACAGGATGCTCGGGAGTACGTTAAGCCTGATGCTGGTAGCCAGGGCGCAGCTGCTGAGGTTCTTCATAGTCTGGGGCAGTTCGTTCCGGCGATCGGTGCTACTATCGTCGCTGGGCCTACTGTCGGTGCTGCCACAGCTTTCAGTTCTACCTACGAACAGTCCTATCAGGATTTCCGCAGTAAGGGTGTCGATGAGGATACGGCTCGAAATCTTGCCGCACAGCAAAGCACATTCAATGCTGCCGGGATGCGCTTACCAGCCGCTGTCGGATCCAAATTGGCAGCGCGTATCGTGTCAGGCGTTGCAATTAACACCTCGTTCGGAGGGATAAACCGTTATTCAGTCGGAGAAACATTAGAGGAAAAGGGCTATACCGACATGGCTAAACAGTACCGGATATTCGACGGGCAGGCCATGCTGGTGGATGCGGTACTGGGGGCGACCTTTGGCGGCGCGCATCACCTTGCATCACGCAATAGTATTGATACTCCAGCGCCAGAAACAGAAGCTCCGATCCCGGCGGCAGAGGTTGGCAGTGTTCCGGATAGCGCGTCACCTACATCACTGACAGAAGCATCATCTGATCCTGCGCCATTGGGTGATGTTCCAGCGGCACCACAGGTTACTTTCGAATCGCGAATGGCAGAGCTGGAAGACAGCTCCGCGAAGCTGCTTTCCCGAGGTGATCGTAAGGTGTGGCAGTCAGAGGTAGCGAACAGTCAGCGCATCCTGGGAAACCTCAACGAGCAGCGAGACACCATTCTCAGCGAACAACTGTCAGGGAGCGGTAAGGATCTATCATCTGCCAGGCAGGATAAGCAGGCGCGACTGTATGCAGTTGATCAGCAGATCGATCAGGTACAACAGCGCCTGCAGGACGCCACTAAAACTCTGGCACCGAACATGCCCGGCGGCCAGTTCTACGAGGCTCGAGCCGATCTCACTCGTATCCAGCAGGGCATCATTCCGGAAAGCATGCGTGGACTAATTCGGGAGTCGGTGATCAAGCCGAGTGACATTGACGCGGCCCACACTCTGAATGAGGGCCTGTATTACGACGTCGAGTCGGCGCCCGTGTTGCACGCCAGCAACGAAAGTATTAACAGCCATGTGGCAGCCATGGACGAAGCCTACCGCCAGTTGTCCGATGGGCAGCCGGTTAATATCAGCATGATGGCACGCGGTCTTGATGGCCCGGCGCGGCCCGGGATGCTGGACGCTGCTGCGGAACAGCACAACGCAATGCGCCACGTCTTTGATGACAATGGGATCAGGTATGAAACGCCGACAGATCTAGCTGGTGGGGCTCCTGCCCTGCGTGCTGAGAGCGCATTTATGGCTGTAGAAGAAACAGGCGGGCAGGTCAGTATAGATCCCGATACCGGGCAGGCTATTTCATCAAACAGTTACGACCTGATGGCGGCCCGCGATATGGCGACCAACAACCCTGATTTGATGATCACTCACCCTGACACTGGGCTGCCGGCAAAACTTTCCGATGTTCTGGCAGAGTTCGACGAGCAGATCCAGACCGTGCAGAACGAGTCGAAAGTTTATTCCGTTGCCGCAGCGTGCTTCCTGAGGAATCCATAATGAAACAGGCATGTGTTGAAGCCATTGCTCAAACCCTTGGGCGCCAGCCGAAAGCCGATGAGCTGAAAAATATCGAAGACCGGATCAAAGAGGCCGTCCGTGATGTGCACCGGAAAAACGCCCGGGATGGCCGGTCCGGTATCCCGGATGCTCAAACCTATATGGAGGCCGCCGATCTGGTACGCCAGCGCGTTGTGCATGATGTCTATAAGAAGCGTCAGCGCGTCGCACAGAACGCGATCGCAATCAGTAAGGTGACAGATACACTCGACGCTAATATCCCTCCAGAGCAGCAGACACCGGTCAATTTACAGCAGTTTATCTTTGCTGGTCGGCGGACTACTGACACCACTGATATAGCAGTGACTTCTGCAGAAGAACTGGCAACAGGCGCATATCAGGACTGGTCACGCCAGTTCAGCGCGGAATTGCTCAAAGCCGGTGATGATGTCCGTAAATTCTTCGAACAGAGCAAGGCGCTAGGAGAGCAACGATTCCGTACTCTCTTTGACCAGCAGGCGGCGAAGTCCGCTCAGTTCCAGATCCTGAAAGAGCTTTATGGAGAAGATACTGGGAACGCGCAGGCGAAGAAAATCGCGAAGGTATGGAATAACGTAACAAGCCGGGCCCGTCAGGAGATGAACGACAACGGATTTGACATCAGCCGGCGCGATGACTGGCATCTGCCGTATGTCGATGACGCTGATTTTATCCGCAACGCAGGGCGCGATGAGTGGCTTGCGTCATTGCCAGTAGCAGAGCAGGCTAACGCTCGACTGTCTGGCCGGCAGCCACCTATAGAGTTCGCTCGCCAGGCATGGGTCGATGATGTCTATAACACCCAGGACCGCAGTAATTATGTGAATCCGGACGGCAGCCTGATGAATGACATCGAGTACCGTCAAGCGCTGGAAGCCATCTTCGAAACGAAAGCCACCGATGGGGCGAATAAAATTGATCCTGGTGCGTTCATGGGTACTGGCGGTATTAAGAATCGTGGATCGCAAAGCAGAGTGATGGCTTTCAAGGATGCGCAGTCCCATTTCGCGTACATGGAACGCTACACACAGCAGCCGCTGGTCGGCGTCATGATGTCTCACCTGCAGTCTTCCTCTCGTGACCTTGGGGTGGTTAAGGCATTCGGGCCGGACGCTTCCCGTAACCTCTCCTTGGTGCTGGACCGTGTGTATCAACGTGCTGTTACGGGGGGGAAGCCGGTGAGAAAGATGAACGACGAGCGCCAGATGGTGGAACGTATGTTCAACTCAATGGCTGGGCTTAACGGTGCTTCATCCTCCAGTATGTTCTCTTCTGCTGTTGGTGGTCTGCGCAATTTGATGACCAGTGCCATGCTTGGTACCAGCGTGCTCACCGCTACCAGCGATCAGGCTATTATGCGCGCTAATGCCCAGGCGCTTGGATTTGACCGAAACGGCATGCGATTGTCGGCCAACACGATCAGGAATCTTTTCAGCGGTGATGCTAAGCGGGCAAACACAGAGCTTGGCCTGCTGGTGGATTCACACGCGGCCGTTGTTTCCAAAATGGGGGGCTTTGACCTGTCTCGTGGTATTACGGGATGGTTCGCTGAGAAGACGCTTAAGTGGTCTGGGCTGATTGCAATGGACCGTGCCAATAAAGCTTCATTCGGTCTGCTCATGTACAAGAACATCGGCGAGCTTACCCGAAAATTTAAAACTCTCGATGAATTGAAGGGATCCGACAAAACAATCCTCGCTAATAAAGGTTGGAGCAATGAGGATTGGGCCATTATGGCCGCTGCTGATCTCCAGCCGATGACTACGGCCGGACATAAGGGTATGACACCAGATGCGATTTATGCAGTGCCGGATGATGTGATTGCCAGCATCATGGCAGACCGTGCCGCCCAGGTTAGAGCCGGTAGTGATGCCGCACTGGCAGCTCTTGGTGATCTCCAGCCTGAACGTTTGAAGCGAATGAAAGAGGCATTCGACGCAGAAGCAGAACAGACAATCACGCGCATGATGCGTAATGCCCGCGCGGAAGCAGTGCAGAAACTCCTTGGGATTACACACGGTGAGATGACCAGCGCCGTCACTACTGCTACTGGGCTTGATACCTATGCAAGGGATGACGCCGGGCAACTCATCAAAAGCTTCATGCTGTTCAAGACGACGCCATTTGCCGGGTTCCGACAGTTAGTGAACCGCACGAGCGATCTGGATACCGTGCCAGCCATTAAGTTTTTAGCGTCATATATTGGCGGTACCACACTGGCTGGCATGTTCGCTATCCAGATGAACTCGATGCTAACCGGCAATGACCCTTTGGATATGACGAAGCCCACAACATGGGTTCAAGCGCTACTCAAAGGCGGCTCTTTCGGCATCTATGGGGACTTCCTGTTCCAAGATCACACACAATACGGTTCGAGCATCGCGGCCACTATCGGCGGCCCGGTGTTGAGCTTTGCAGAGCAACTGACAAAACTGCTTATTACCAATCCGCAGAAGGCGTTGCAGGGTGAGGAAACTTCATTCGGTGCTGACGCATTGAAAACTGCACGCATGATTACCCCCTTTGCCAACCTTTGGTATGCTAAGGCAATAACCAATCATCTGATCTTGCAACAGCTCCAGGAAATGGCTAACCCCGGATATAACGATAGAGTGAGAGATCGGGCGCTGCGGGAATTTAATACAACTAGCTGGTGGGAGCCCGGAGATACAGTGCCTCATCGGGCACCGGACTTGAGTAAAGCGTTAGGTGAATAATGGATATTTTAATTAAGCTCGGACTTATCGCCTTCTGGTTTATTGCGATAGTGGTCGCTGCCTCAGCTTTTGTTTATGGGATTGCTTGGTTGGCCCGCAGACAAATAATCAGTGGCGGTGTGGCAAAAGCGATCTATTTTTGCGGTTTTCTTGCTGCCGCAATTTATGCTTATCACCTTGTCTAAGCTGGGAAATCACCCACAAAAAAACCCGCTATGCGGGCTTTTCATGTTGTTTTCGATAATGATTGGCTTGCTCAGTCCATTTGAGAACTTGATCTTTATCCTCAATAAGGGCATGAGCTTTATCTTTACAATAATCAATTATATAAATGTGATGATCATCATCAATATCTACAAAATAAGAGTAAACGACATAACTATTACTGGTGCAAGCCCATTGAATCAATAGGTTTTCACCTTCACCCCAACAGCATCCTTCTTGCCAAACATGAGCATGGAAAAGTTCTTCAGCTCTTGCCGCTGTTGGTGCTCGGAAGTATTTATCTCTACCTATTGTATCTATATAAGAAACGAATTCGTGCTGCTCAGGCTCTGGAGGTGCAGGTATTTTTCCTTCCTCCAGACATATTAATTTGTACTCTTCGAATTCATCTATGGGGAGCCTGGCTAAAGGGTCTTCAATAATTGCCTCTTCAATCAATTTAGAGCGAACTATTTTGTTTCCCATGCTAGACGCTTCTCTTCCATTTTCGCAGCAAGAAGATCAGAAGCAACGCTCAGTTTCGCCTTATACTCAGGAGAACGACGAATCGAAGGGCGACCCGGCCTTTCTTTACCTTTTCTTTTATCAGCTACCTGGGACATACTTACCTCCTCTGACTGACACCTGTTTACCTTTAAGGTAATCTTACGCGAATCTACATCACCTCGCCAACGATTATTTTATAGGCGCGTCCCTGCGCCGTCCGGTCAGTGTCCAGCAATCTGAGCCATGATGTACCTCGCGTGGGAACTGATACCCTTCATCTGGCTCTTGCTCCTAGCCATAAGCGTGGTCAGTTCTGTCGCCAAACCATTTAGAACTCATGACGCAGTGGCATCGCCTTCTCCCTAACGGTATAGGTCACCCAAGTACCTTGCTTATCCGCCGGCATTTCCGTAACTCTACTGGTGGTTTTTTACCGGTGAATCCTTCTGGGCTGTTGCTCTGACGAGTATCCAGCCATGCTTCAACTTCATCGGCATTCCAGGCGCATCGTTTGTCCGTCAACCAAAATCGTTTAGGGAAGTCGTTCTCATGCTCGAGGCGATCAATGGTACTCATTGATAAAGGAACAACCCCAAGCAGCTCTTTTTTCCCCAATGCTTTTTTCATTTCAAATCCTGACTCATTTTTAAAGGCCGGATTTCTAACAAATGAGACAACCTGTGGGCAGAGGACTATTCCTGGATAGCTATGTCTCCGGTTGCCTTTTCAGTCGTATGCTGTGTCCGACACATAAATCATCTGGAAGTGGCTTGCTTGCGAAGTAGCTGTAACTGACATCTGGGACAGCGATCCTGATGTCCAGATGGGTGGCTGCTTTTGGATAATCATCAACATAAGAGGGAGATTATATATATTATTAATCCAACCGATCGGCCAGTTGCCTAATTACGCCAGGTGATAAGTCGCTGGGATATCTATGCTAACGGACGGTGTAAATTTCACGATGGCAGAAGCACTGGCACCTGAACGGAAGAGGGGATGTTGCGGCAGCATGAGGGATATCTCCGCTGGCTGGAGTAAAATCGCCTGACTGTCGCGAGTAGCCAGTGAGTGGTTTGATTAAACCAACACGGTCTAAAAAGCCGCCTCAATGGGATGGGGAATAGAATTTTATGATTGTTATATCCTCCAACATTTTAGGATCTACAGTGAGCTCGTGTTCACCCAAGTATCGGCTATGGGCATTAGGCCCAGCTATAATGGCCTTAATTGGCGCGTGCGCCTGTAAGAGCATCCCCCTGGATTTACATGCGTTGAGTCCGCTACCAAACATCTCAGCAACCTCGCGATCCTGCGTCCAGCAAAAACCAATGCTTCCAGAATTGAACCGGTCTTCGTTTTCGCCGCGGTAAATAGTCACCGCTTCACCTTCATACTTAGGTAGTAAGGTAACCAGTAGCTTCGTCAAAATTTCATCGTTATTTACTTTTTCACGGATAAAGTGACCACTCTCTATCCATTTTAAATGGAAGGCCTCTTTGAGGGCTGGTGTGGCCGAGCCATCTTTCAGAATCGTATTAAGAAACTCGACCCATCGAGAGCGTTTATGAATCGCATTAAGTAGGAGTCTTTCTTCGGATGGCTTTGGTCGGGCGCGATAATAGTCCTTTAAATCATCTAAGTTCATCGATATCTCTATGCTTGATGGAGTGATAAATGTCATGTAAGTGCTTATGCTCATAAAGCGAGTATTAATTTACCCGTACTTTATTGAGATGGAACGATTTCTAAGCAGCTTGTTGGTTCACGGTCTCTTTATGTTGGTTCAAAAATGGGGCGTGTTGGTTCGATTTTTGGAAATAATCCATTTAAAAACAATCGCCTTTACAAATTGAACCAACTGAACCAACTGAACCAACACCATTTTACTTATATATACGAAATAAAACGGAGCGCCATCTGCCCACATTAAAAATCACCATCAGCAAAACTAATCATCTGACATGGGAAAGATGACTGTACAAATTTCGGCACAAGGGCGGCTGGTGGCAGATCTCCAGCCGTATGGTCGTAATTTCCGATTAAATGGCGGTAATAGGCCGTAGTAGGCCACCAGCGGGGGCGACGGTTCGCAGTAAGGTTCGCACCAAAACGGCTGTAAGTTCTTGACTGTCCTGGACGGATTTAAAACCCGCGTAGCGCTAAACCCACGTCAGCAGAGGGCTGGAAGCCAGAGTGTGATTTAGGTCGTCCAAAATATTCTGGTTCGCGCCACTGGTTCGCAGTACGCAGTCAGGTACGCAGCAAAACTGCGCATTCAAGGTGTGTACTACCTGACGAATCCTAACGGTGGTATTGCAAACAGAAATTGCGAATTCGCAGTAATTTCTAAGCGCGCATTGCGAATTCGCAAAATGGTGGAGAGGCTTGATATTGCTGGCTTTAGCTCAACATAACCGCGCCATAGCGCCACTGCGATGTTAAGGTTTGTTAAGGATTTCTAAGATTTCCTAAGTTTTAATTGCGTGATACGAAACCGATTCGCAGTTGCGTACCAGCCTGTAAGCCGCATTATCGCTGGGTTTCTACAGTCGAACGCAGTACGCAACGTGAAAAATCCTCCGAATACGAAACCCGAGCATTGCGCAGTAAATTGCGAATTGCGCAGTTAACAAAATATCTGCGCAAAACGAAACGGATACCAATGCGCAAACCATCCTCAATCCCGCGCTATTACTGGATTTATAGATATACAGTGCGCAAAATAGTGCGCAATTCGCAGTCAAATACGCATATTATTTCGTATTCAATTTGCGCATTCGCAATTTGATTTGCAGCGATTCGCAGGAGGCCCGCCAGTGAGAGACAGAACGCGCAGCTATACCACAGACCTGCCCCGCATAGGGTTGCCATTCCTTGCGAACATGCGTAGCAGGCTGGCGGACGCTGAACCGGGTACGCAGCTTTATACCCAGACCGAAAGTGGAACGTTGTATACCTTCCGGCAAGCCGACAGCTACGCCATGACAATCAACGGCGTGACGCGGGCGATTCGCACCACAACCACACAGGCCGGGTATGGCGTGCGGGAATGGTACGTTTGTCCCCACTGTATGAAACGGGCTGCAAAGCTGTATATCGGCAAGAAAGACATTGGCTGCCGGGCATGCTGGAAACTTCACTATAAAAGCCAGAGTGCCGACAAACTGGACAGGATGCGTATGAAAATACGTCAGCAGCGATACGCGATATGGGGCAACAATGACATTACCAACAACCTTTTTAATGACATTCGCATGTTCCCGAAGCCAAAGGGGATGCGCTGGGTTACGTTTGACAGGAGGCGGGCAGAACTGTCAGCAATGGAGATGGCTTACTGGAAGGCATTCAGCCCGGTAGTGGACAGAATCACGGGTGAGATTGAGCTTAAGGCGGGAAAAGCAGCCGGAGTCATTGGCCTGACCCTGTAAAAGCAAAACGCCTGCAAAGGGCGTCAGGGAACGGGATAGACTTCTGCGACAATTTGCATTCACCGCCAATATAGCAAGCCATCCACATCAAGCAATAAACTATCACCGGGGAGGGGGAGGCCAAATCTCTGCAACCCTGAGCCTTACGGACTGCCCGCCCCATCGACTGTTTATACCCGCGAAAAATGAAATTTAATCCGGGGCTGTTTCAGCCTTCCAGAGGGTATGGCGTATGACACCACACGAAATAGCTTTATTGACCGCTGCCAAACTGGAGCACGAAGGCCACCAGCTTACCCTGGCAGATCAACGGTAGATAGAACGCTCAGTTAATGCCGATATAGCATAGCCCGGCGTGATAAATTCCGCGAAATGATGCGATCACCCGCCTATCAGTGGAGGAAGCCAGCGCCGCGCAGGTAGATTACCTTTATTCGCCTTTATATATTCGAACGACAAAACCCCTCGCAGGCCTCGCCAGTAAAGGGATATAGCAGTAACTATACCGCCGAATGGTAAAGCTACGATGCCAGTAGCTGGTTTCCAAACTTGAGGTTTCCAGGACGGTTTCCACCAAATTGCGGATTATCAGCCAAACGCACCGGATATATTGCGCGGTGGATAGTGAGCCATCGCTCAGAGTCTTTAAATGGCATTTTACGATGGGCAATACCCGTGGTTATATGCGATTATTGACGTTAGTAAACGATTATGGACGAAGCGGGAGATTAATGATGGCTGTTACAACCCTAAACAGCGTGGCGGATTATCTGCTGTGCTTTGCTCAAGAGCACGGGGATGTCATGACACCGCTGAAACTGCAAAAAATGGTGTTTTACGCTGATGCTTGGTACATGGCCCTAAATGATGGTCAAGAACTTATCGCAGACAGGTTTGAGGCTTGGGTACATGGCCCGGTAGCCAGAGATCTATACAGCCGGTTTGCCGATTTTAAATGGCAGCCGATCACCAGTGAGATAAAATGCCCGGAACTTCCTCGCGAAGTGTATGAGCATCTGGATGAAATTTATAAGGTCTTTGGTGGTTTTTCAGCTTATGAGCTTGAGCAGATGACCCATCAGGAAAAGCCTTGGCTAATGGCACGCGAAGGTGTTCCATCAGACGCAGCGTGCAGGAATGTGATCGACAAAGGCGCAACTGCTGAGTTCTACCGCGGCATGATGGATGCCTGACTATGGGAAAAGGTAAGATTAAAGCAGGCAGTATTCCGGCAGCAGGTAATCAAATCGTTGCCGGAACACCTAACCCCACCACGACTACACTTAGTTTCTCTTTTCAGTACATCGATCCAGACCATGCCAAGTTTGTGTTCTCCGGACAGGCTGCGGCTTACTTCTGTAAGGTGATTGAGCGTCTTAAAGATTTATCAAGCCTGACATCTCTTGAGTTTACGACTAACCGGAACGCAGCGCTGAAATCTCATTGTATTGAATGGGCAAAAACATCTGAGCCAGATGGTTTTACTCACCTTAATGAGCAGTTTCAGAGCTATACACCTTATCAGTTTGCCATCTCACGCAATGAGCACGGGCGCATACACGGCTTTTTCATTGGCAATGTGTTCTACGTTGTTTGGCTCGACCCCAACCACCAGCTTTACCCTGGCACGTAGCTAATACTTGATTCTTCCGAAAATCGCCAATGTATGGGGCGAGCAAATACTGAGGGCGTTCAGTCCCGGGAAAAACAACGTTAAGCGTGGTTTAGTGTTCCCAGCGCTAAAGACTTCCGTTGTTAACTGATTCGCTCACATTCTCCCTCAATAGCGTTCTTCTCGCCGTCAGTATCACGCACAACAGCACACTTGCCCGGCAGACCGTAGCGTATGACCGTGGCGTTAGTTTCGCCGCTAGACCTTACCTGACGCTTTTCGTACACCGTCACGCGCTCCAACTGACCACCAGCAACCATATTTTCCAACGTGCGCCTGGTAGACTCGATCTGGTGGCGCTGTCCAAACGACCCCATGCCGTGAAGCAGGTAAGCCAGACCGGACACGTCGAACGGCGGCGCACCAATCTCACTTGTCACCCATTCAAGGGTATCCGGTTCAAAGTAGCTGAGTATCATCTTTTTGCGGCTGGTCAATCTCATGGCGGGGAGATTCCTTATTGTGGGATAGAGGTATCATACAATAAGCGAATTGAAGGGAGACCGTTGACAATCTAATGTGCTGTATGAATAACAACCATATTTCAGGGGCGGAAAAAGATATGGGGGTACTTTTGGGGGTATCTTGAAAAGCTGAACAATAAAAATATCAATAAAAACAAATGTTAATATCTATATGTTCTGTTCCTATTATCGCACCACTTTTTTCAATGAGTTACCTCGCTTTCATATAAACCACATTTTCCCCTTGTGCCATATTTGTGCCACTGCGCTCTAAAATCGCGTCGATTTTGTTCGCGTGCTCGGTGAGGTGCCCAGCCGAAAGATGCGCATATCGTTGTACCATTTCCAGTGTCTCCCAGCCGCCCATCTCCTTCAACGCAAGAAGAGAAACTCCGGACTGAACAAGCCAGCTTGCCCAGGTGTGCCTTAAGTCGTGGAAGCGGAAGTTGCTAATGCCCGCCCGCCTTAGTGCTCCGCTCCTTATTACTGACGCCCTTCTAAGAGTCAAGTTGTTATTTGAGTACTGTTGATTAGTCGGTTTTGATTACGTAGAAGCGTATAGACTTCACGTGAGATATAACGTTTAAGGCAACGCAGTGCTT